TGTGGTGAGGGCAAACTTGTAAGCGAGAAATCCCACGAAAGTAGCTCCATAATCAAAGTCAAACGCGAAAGGTGCGTTATTCCACGACACTTCAAAAGCAGCGGCACATAATGGTGCCAAGAACTCCTTCTGAATTGCCGAATTTTCAAACTTGTCCACCCTATCCGATAGAAGGGTCACATACGCGTACGACGCAGCGGCTCCCAAAACGGCCGATACACCCTGATCCGCACCCTGTGTGATGAAGTACGAAGCACTCAGAGCCGTACCATATCCCCCTGTAGACCTCTTTAGGGTTGTCTTGAGGCGGGAGTATTCGGTGGGGACGACGGGCTTGGCGAACGCGTAAGTGAGGGACATTCTACAAGAAAGTCACTTAAAATCTTTATCCGAGTTAACAATAAGAATGCCGTGCCAGCGTTGTAAGAAGAAATGTGGTGTCCCCATTGATTGTCAATACTGTGAAGGAAGTTTCTGTCCGAGTTGTATTCACCTACCAAAACATGATTGCCAGGGTGCCGATATCAAGAAGTTGAAACAGCGTAAGGAACTCGCCGAGAAGACAGCCTTCGAACCACCACCCAAATGCTTAAAGATTTGAAGACTGAAATACTCGGGCTGAGATGTCCGAGTGGTCTAAGGAGGACGACTTAAGATCGTCTGTGCTACGCACGCGCGGGTTCGAACCCCGCTCTCAGCACTCGCACTCATAGCTCAGTGGTAGAGCGCAAGTTTAGTAAGCTTGAGGTCAGGGGTTCGAAACCCTTTGAGTGCAACTTAAGGATTACAATACAATGATAAGCAGTATGTCCCTCGGGATTAAGAAACTGACTTATGATTCTATTATTCCTACTCGCGGTTCCGATGGTTCTGTGGGTTATGATCTCTATGGCAATATGTCTTGTGTTATTCGTGCGTCGGAGAGAGGGCTTGTCTCCACGGGGATCACAATTGTTCTCCCACCAGGAGTCTATGGACGAGTTGCGCCTCGATCAGGTCTCGCCGTCAAACATGGGATCCAGGTTGGGGCTGGGGTCATTGATCCGGACTATACGGGTGAAGTCAAAGTTGTTCTCTTCAATCATGGGGAAAACGACTTTGAGGTTAAGAAGGGTGATCGCATCGCTCAGCTCATTTTGGAGCGTTGCGAAACACCTCCAATTGAAGAGATTAGTATCGTTGAGGATACCAATCGTGGTTCAGGTGGTTTTGGGTCTACTGGCAATTAGAAAACCATAAATCTTCTGGTTGCGGCATGAAAAGGATACCCTTTGTCATAGTCATGTAAAGCTTAGCCTTGTTGACATCAGAGTAGGACAGGAGCATCCATCGTTCCCAATACTCCGCTCTGAAAAAGTCCTCCCAGTCTTCTTTTTCACTTTTATCTACACTCAGCATACCTCTATGAATTTCGTGATGGTTTGTTTCTATCCGCAACTTCTTAGGAATGACAGCACCTTTCCTAAGAAGATGTGCGCGCATGAGACGGGCATCACCGTGGTCGGGATAATATTGAACACCCTTCTGTCCGAAATCGATAGCTCTTTTACTTGGTAGAATGACACGATAATTATGGGTCACAGAAGGACTGGGCTTAAGAACGACGTGCATTGTAATTGTAACGAAGAAATAGAATGTTGGAATACATCGCATCAGGTAATATACCTGTTCGTGTGGGACAGTCTGCAAAAGAGAACGACTACCTTACAACCACCAGTGACCCTAAACACTGGTGGATGCACGCGAGTGGGTACCCAGGTGCTCATGTTGTTGTGTGTTATGAGGGAGAAGAACTTCCTAAGGATGTCAAAAGAGATGCGGCTGTACTAGCGATACATCATAGTAAAACACTTGAGTCAAAGATGTCATGGGTCGATTTAGTGCGGGTTGAAAATGTGACATCTTTGAAACAGCATGGACTTGTCACACTTGAGGGTGAAGTTACTCAACTGACGATATTTAGGAATCGTGAAATTGATCGTCTCAAACGTCTGAAAAAATATTGTACTACTGTATAATGAAAGGTATTAATACTAGACTCGTTAAAGCCTTTTTGGTTGTCATCGTTCTCGTTATAGGGACAAACTTCAATTATATTTTCGGTAATAAAAAGACAGTCGAAGCTGAGCCAGCCCCGGGTCCCGCCCCGGGTCCCGCCCCGGGTCCCGCCCCTAAAACACCAGAGGAAGAGGAAGAGGAAGAGGAAGAGGAAGAAGAGACTCTGATGATACCACCCAAAGATGTGAAGACGGCAGTCGTAACAGAACTTCAGATGACTACTACATTACCACCAGGAATTATAAAGAAGGAGGGATACATTGGTTACTCTCATATTTAAAGTAATCCCCTATACGTTCCGGCGATATAGTAGACATTCTCGAATCCAAGTTCCTCTAATTTCTCTGCCGCAAATCTGGCCCTTTGTCCAGTGTTGCAGTAGACGAGTAAACCCTTCTTGGGAAGTTCTGTGGTGGTCTTTTCATTGATCTTGTCCACAGGGATATGAAGTGCTTTGGGGTAGTGTCCTGCACGATACTCAGTGATGGTGCGAACGTCGATGACCTTCTTTATCTTACCCTCCTTGATGAGGCGCTTAGCTTCGGATGCGGAAATGAGGTTCTGACCCATATAAGTGTACGCGAGGGCACCAGTGAGGGCACCGGCTATGATAAGTGGTATCATTTGGTATCTACTAGGATTTTAACTTCAACATGTTCCATCTCGAAGCAGCACTGGGCGTGACCATCATAAGTCCTCTTACACGCTTTACAGTAATAAAGGATAGGTGCGTCCATAGTATAAATGAGCAAGAAAACCACTGATGTGTCCACTCGTCTCACTCCTACTGAGTTTGCTGAGCGTTCAATGGATAGTCGTTTAACTGCTATGGAGCAGGCACTTAAGGGTGAAAAGGTTCGATACAAGTCTAACTGTGACTCGGATAAGTTCAAGGGGTTCCTTGAAGACCGACTCACAATTTGGGGAGGAGAAAAGGACAAAACCTTCTATGGACAGAAGATGTATGAAAAGACGAAAACTTTGATTGACAACTGGAACTAATTGCCGAAAGCGACACCAGCCATACCATTCTTCACACGGAGAATGTTATAGTTGACCGCATAGACACGGTGAAGCTGGTTACCACCTGAGGGGTTGGTGATGCTGAGCTTGGCGTTATCGATACGAGAGAAGTTTAGAGTACCAGTGGGTTGCATCTTGCTCATGGTGAGACAGAAAGGCCACGAGAAGGTGGGAAGATCATCAAGGATGTTATCGGGAAGATCTGTACAGTGCATCTCAGGGACGACATCGTGGTGGTAGATGTTGGAAGTGTTCTCGAAGAGTGCGGTACCGTTGATGTAGAGGGAAGATGTCGAGAAGTTGAACTCGTCAGCCCAGTTGCTACCAGTGGCATTACCGGAAACGACGTGGAGCGACTTGACTGGGTGGTTGAAGTAGCTAAGATCGAAATCAGTATCGGTCTTGGAGGCTAGTTGGTATTGTGTTTGGGTAATGAGAAGTTCATGTTCGTTGTCTGTGAAGAACTTGCGCTCTTCCGTGTCAAGGTAAACATAATTACCATAGACCCTGGGGGTGTCAGTGGGGATGTACCCATTGCGGCACTTGATACGGATCTCGACGTCGTGGTACTGAAGCGCCACGAGAGGGAGCACCTTGGTCCAGTCTTCACCGAAGAAGAAAGGAATCATGTAATGATTACCTGTGTTGTTTTCCTTCCTAGTGTTGGTCGTGAAAGCCATCGACGCCTTCGCGGTGGTGTCACGCATGAGTGGGTTGTGTACACCCTGAATAAAAAGAGAATCCAACTGGGAAACCTGCTGACCACCAATCCATAACTGGAATTCTGTGGGGCTCGAAGCAGTGTTAGAGAACAAACCGGTTTCATTTTCTTTAACTCCGGCGATACCATCAGACTCGATCCAGATGTAGCTCATGAGATCGCCCTTAGAGCGGATGGGGATGGTAATTTCGTTGTTCGCACCAAAGGTGCCGATGTAATCCATGCGCTCAGGCTTCATGGCAAAGTTGGTATGGCGCTTATAGTTTTGGCGGAAGAAGCTGACCTGGGGGTCACCCGTGATGTAGACATCCTGGGCACCCACCGACACGAGCTCAATTAAAGCGGCAGACATTTATTAGTAAATGATATTAAAAATTTGGGTGAATATAAACATATGGTCGTGTTCCAGGCACTCACATGGGAACCTAGAGACACGGAAGAAGAGCATCATGTCAGTGTGTTTGGAAAAACTGAAGACGGTAAATCAGTCTGTGTCACAACGGCATTCAATCCATACTTCTTCATAAAACTTTCATTTGGGACGTCACAACAAACAATCAATGAAATCTACAATCTTCTCTGTAGGAAATGTCCAGAATGTGTCACTTCATATTCCATAGCAAAGTCCAAGGATGTATGGGGTTTTCAAAACAACCAGGAATTTATTTTCATGAAGATTAATTTCACAAACCTCGCAGCTCGTCGTCGTGTTGATGGTTTTTTGAGAAAACCTGTAGATCTCTCTTCTGGAACAATGGTTTTAAAGGTGTATGAGTCCAACCTTGACCCAGTTCTCCGCCTGATGCACAGGACTGGTATCCAGTCGACTGGATGGCTTGATACTGGTGACAAATGTGTGCGCTCTCATCTCGCCAAGGTTGATATTGACCTGTGGTGTAACGATTGGAGAACACTCAAGCCTGTAGCTCGAGATGACATTGCACCATTCGTCGTGGGATCATTTGATATCGAATGTAATAGCTCTACGGGTAAGTTTCCTGATGCGGATGTGCCTGGGGATGCCTGCTTTCAAATCGCCGTCTCACTGTGTAAATTTGGGACAGATGAACCATATGAAAAGGTATGTTTGTGTTACAAGAAGACAGAAGGTCCCGATGTTGTGAGCTTTGATACTGAACGGGAAATGCTTGAAGCGTTTCAGAAGTATCTTCATGATAAGAATATTGATATCATTACCGGGTGGAACATCTTTGGTTTTGATCTTGAATATATTTACAAGCGGGCACGACACTGTGGATGCAATCCAAATTTCTTCAAACTTGGAAGGTTGAATGACGAATCATGTCAACTCACTCTAAAGAAATTGAGTTCAAGTGCTTTGGGTGACAACTTCTTGAAGTTGCTTCCAATGTCTGGGCGATTTATTTTCGATATGTTCCACGAAGTTAAGAAGGGATACAAATTGGATTCTTACAGTTTGAACAATGTTTCAAAGTTGTACCTCGGTGATCAGAAAATTGATATGTCCCCTAAAGAGATGTTTGCTCGATACAAGGAGGGTGATCCCCAGAAATTAGGTGAAGTTGCTGAGTATTGTATTAAGGATACCTTACTCCCCCACAAACTCCTAAAGAAGTTGTGTACACTCCTCAACCTCCTGGAAATGGCTAAAGCTACCTGGGTACCTCTATGCTTTCTAGTTGAGCGTGGTCAGCAGATTAAGGTGTTTAGTCAACTCACGAAAAAGGCGAGGGAGTTGGGTTTCATGGTCCCTACGATTCGATACGGTGCGATTCCTGAGGAACCATACGAAGGTGCGACTGTACTAGAGGCACAAAAGGGGGCGTACTACACGCCTATCACAGCCCTGGATTTCGAAGCCCTGTATCCTTCGATCATGATGGCACATAACCTCTGCTATTCGACCTATGTGATGGATGAAAGGAAGTATGGAAACATTCCTGGTGTTGAGTATGAAACTTTTAACATTGGCGATCGAACCTACAAGTTTGCCCAAGGTGTCCCCAGTCTTTTACCTGCAATTCTTCTAGAGCTCAAACAGTTTCGAAAAAAGGCAAAGAAGGATATGGCGGCTGCGACAGGTGCTATGAAAGAGGTGTACAACGGTAAACAGTTGGCGTACAAAGTTTCGATGAACTCCGTGTATGGTTTCACTGGTGCGGGTAAAGGTATTCTTCCATGTGTTCCTATTGCATCAACGACGACATGTCGAGGTCGTGGTATGATTGAGGAAACTAAAGCGTATGTCGAGAAGAATTTTCCTGGTGCGAAGGTCAGGTATGGTGATACTGATTCAGTGATGGTTGAGTTTGATGTAGGTGATCGAAAGGGTGAAGAAGCTGTGCAGTATAGCTGGGAAGTAGGTGAGCGCGCAGCTGAAGAGTGTAGCGCCCTTTTCAAGAAACCTAACAACTTGGAACTCGAGAAGGTTTACTGGCCGTACTTTCTCTATTCAAAGAAGCGCTACGCTGCCAAACTCTGGACAAAGGGAAAAGATGACCAGATGCACATGGATTACATCGACATCAAGGGACTTCAAGTTGTTCGTCGAGACAATACTCCGCACGTGAGGGATGTGTGCAAAGAACTCCTTGATGTAGTTCTCAATGCACCGGACATAGGTCCACCGATGGAACTCGCTAAAGAGCGGGCGATAGAACTTCTTTCAGGTGATGTACCAAATGACAAACTGATACTCAGTAAGTCACTTTCGGACAGTTACAAGGTGAATGGAGAACCAGTATCCGTCACAGGTCATCGAATTGGTGAGATTAATCAAGCCCATGTACAAGTTGTTCACAAGATGCGTGATAGAAAACCTGGGTCTGAACCACAATCGGGTGATCGTGTTCCATTTTTACTGACGAAAACCGGTGATCCCAAAGCTAAGGGATTTGAGAAGGCTGAAGATCCCAAGTATGTAGAAGAAAACAACATTCCCGTCGATTACCATTACTATTTCGTGAACAAGTTCCTAAATCCGGTGTGTGATCTTCTT